ACCCGGCATTTCACCGTAAATTTTTTGCCCTCCTGAATCTTGGATTTGATTACTGGCAACCTTCTGGCGGCGCAATATCGCCAGCCGATAAAAAACTGGTTCGGGGTTATGTGCAGTTGGTGGCCCACTATGCCGGGCATGCCGACACATTGCAGGAACTGGCGGATCAGTATCTCCGCGATGAAGCAGAAAAACGCGCCGGGAATATCAGCGCTGTAAAATCGTTTGAAGCGTTTCGTTCCTGGGTAACTATCGAAGCCGGTTTTTATACCGAATACCAGATGCCTGATGGCACCACCCGTAAGGAACCCAAATCCATATCGTTCGCAAAAATGGACGATGTAGAATTTTCTCAGCTGTATAAATCCGTATTAGACGTACTCTGGAATTTTATTTTATTCCGCACCTTCCCCAATCAGCAGGCAGCAGAAAACGCAGCCTCGCAATTATTCAGCTATGCCGCCTGAGAAATATCGCCATGACCAAAGACGATAAACGCTGGCTGGAAGACGTTGCATCACTGGGTTGCGTCGTATGCAGAAATCTTGGCTACGGCGCTACACCTGCAGAGGTTCACCATATCCGCAAAGGGCAGGGCATAGCCCAGCGCGCTGACCACAAAGAAACTCTCCCGCTTTGCCCTCCACACCACAGAACCGGCGGACACGGCGTAGCTATCCACGCAGGGCAAAAAACATGGGAAGAAAACTACGGAACGGAGACTGAATTGCTCGAACAGGTCACTAACGAGGTAAAGGAATTACGCTTATGCAGAATTTAATTCCGTCTCTAGGAGCAGCAGATAACGCTAAAAAATGCGGTTGGCCAACTCGTCCGGAAAGCATGAAATTCTGTTCAGGCTCCTTTTTCATTCTGGCGGGCGGCGATTTTGCCCTTCTCTATGCTCGCGCACGCGCGCGTTTAGGGGGCTGATTTATGCCGCTGGTCGCCACCTTCCGTACAGACTGGTTCAGAGTCATTACTGACCTGACCCGAAAAAACCTCACCACTCAGCAAATCGCCGATGAACTTGGCGTTTCAAAATCCGCCGTCCTCGGCTGGAAATCTGGATCAGAGCCTCGCCATGGTCACGGTGAAGCATTGATTGCTCTCTGGTGTCTGGCTACCAGCTCAGACCGTAAAAAACTCCCTACTGTGCTTTACCGGCAGTGGTGGACGTTCCGCCGCCCTGTTTTTGGTCGGGAAACTGACCAGAAGGGCAACACACAATGAGGACTCACTAATTCAGGAGTGAAAAAAATGGCTCGACCGAAAAAAATCGTTGAGACGCCGGGGCAGGAAAAATCTGCGCCGGAAGAAAAAACGCTCGTTACTGAGGGGCAGTTAATTACTGCTGAACAGAACGGCGCGCAGCACCTGGGAAACGGCAGCGGCGAAGAGACCGTGCAGAAAAAGGTTTCAACACTGCTTGATGGTACTCAGTTGGCAGAACGTAACGCCATTCTCGCCACGCTGAACGCGCAGGGTGCTGCCATCGTTGCCCGCTTCGAAGAGTACGCCTTCACCGACATTGTCGGCCACCCGCTGACCAACTGCCTCGATTTCCTCAATCTGGTACGCAAAGCCACTGATGTAAGCACTGGCGGCACAGCGGAGCAGGTGACAAACGAGGAAGGCAAAAAGCAACCCGTACGCAGCGCGCCGGTATTAACCGAACACGGCTGGCACGTTCCGGGCTAAGGAGAGTTTTATGTGTGGTAGCGCACCCAAAGTTGTTCAGTCAGACCCGCAGGACGAAGCCGATGCAGCAGCTGACGCAGCGGCCAAAGCTGCGAACGCTGACGCAGCAGCGCGCAAAAAGCGCAAACAGGGATCATCCCTGCTGGCCAGTGGCGCAGAAGGCGCGACGGATACAGGTTCTTCCCTGCTGTCCACTGGCGCACAGGCCGCAAAAAATACGTTAGGGGCTTAATTCATGGATCAACTCGCCAGCCGGTTAATCAGGCGCGCTGACACGCTGAAAGCAAATCGCCAGGTGCACGAAAGCGTCTGGCGGGAGTGCTACGACTACACCTATCCGCTGCGCGGGGCCGGGTTTTCGTCTGAGGTGCTGGACGCACAAAGCGCGAAACATAAGGTTGCAAAGCTGCTGGACGGCACAGCCACCGACAGCGCCCGCATGCTGGCGTCCGCGCTTATGTCAGGGATGACCCCGGCGAATGCTCAATGGCTGAACCTCGACAGCGAATTACTGCCTGATGACGCTAAGGCGTGGTTGTCCACCTGTGCAACGCTGGTATGGGAAAATATCCACGCCGCTAACTTTGACGCGGAAGGGTACGAGGCCAATCTCGATGTGGTCTGTGCTGGCTGGTTCGCGCTGTACGTCGATGAGGACAAGGAAGAGGGCGGATTTACCTTTCAGCAGTGGCCGCTGGCGCAATGCTTTGTGACCTCCACCCGCCGGGACGGCATCGTTGACACGATTTATCGCTGCTATCAGCTCACCGCTGAACAGGCCGTGAAAGAATTCGGTGCGGACAAGGTAAGCGAAAAAATCCGCGACGCTGCAAAAAACAAACCCGACGATAAATTTGATTTCCTGCACTGCATTTTCCCGCGCGATACCTACGCCGTAAATGCGAAGCTGGCGCGCAACATGCGTTTTGCATCGTTCAACGTGGAAGTGAGCGGCAAGCGTATTGTGCGTGAATCCGGCTATCACGAATTCCCTGTATGCGTCCCGCGTTGGATGAAAATCCCCGGCGGCTCCTACGGTATTGGCCCGGTATACGACGCGCTGCCGGACTGCAAAGAGCTGAACGAAACCAAACGCATGGAGAAGGCCGCGCAGGATCTGGCTATCTCCGGCATGTGGATTGCTGAAGATGACGGCGTACTCAACCCGCGCACGGTCAAAGTCGGCCCGCGCCGCATCATCGTGGCAAACAGCACCGAAAGCATGAAACCGTTGCTCACCGGCGCAGATTTCAACGTGGCGTTTACCGCTGAAGAACGTCTGCAGGCTTCCATCCGCAAAATCATGATGGCCGACCAGCTTCAACCGCAGGATGGCCCGGCGATGACCGCTACCGAAGTGCATGTGCGTGTCGCGCTGATCCGCCAGTTGCTTGGCCCGGTCTATGGCCGTTTCCAGGCTGAATACATGCAACCGCTGGTGGAGCGCTGCTTTGGTATTGCGTTCCGCGCTGGCGTTTTTCCTCCCGCCCCCGAGAGTCTCCAGAGTGCCAATTTCAACGTGCGTTATATCTCCCCGCTGGCCCGTGCGCAGAAGCTGGAAGATGTGACCGCCATTGAGCGCTACGGCCAGAACATCATGCAGCTGGCGCAGGCGTACCCCGATGTTCTGGACAACATGGACAGCGACGAGGCGAGCAAGGTTGTCGGCGAAGCGCTTGGCGTTCCAGCAAAAGTTATGCGCTCCGCTGATGCGGTCGAGCAACTTCGACAGCAGCGCCAGCAGATGCAACAGCAGCAGGCGCAACAGCAGATGCTGATGCAGGCCGGGACGGAAGCCGCAGGCGCAGCAGGGCAGACAGCAGGCGCAATTATGGGACAACGACTGGCGGGCAACCAATGATCAAAAAAGACGTAACCCCTGAAGACTACCGGCGCATTTTCGAAGAAATGCCAGGCGGGCCGCAGGTGATGGAAGAACTAACGCGCCGCTTTGGCCGTGAGGCATATGTCAAAGGTGGTACCGAGGGCGACCGCGAAACCTGTTACCGGGCCGGACAGCGATCCGTGCTCGATTTCATTCTGATGCAAATCAACAAAGCAGACGGAGTAAACGACGATGTGGAAGTTTAAACATTTATTCATGAACACCGAAACAGGCGCAGACGCGCCAGCAGGTAACGCAGGAGGGGATGATGCTGGTAATGGCGATGGTACTCAAAATCCGGGCGGCGGTACTCCTGCTGGTACTTCGCTCCTCAGCACCGGCGCGGGCGAACAAGGCGTGGATGACTGGCTACCTGAAAAATACCGCGTTATGGGCGATGACGGAAAACTCAACGTTGAAGGCTCAGCCCGCAAACTGGCGGATGCTTACTCGCACCTTGAAAAGCGCATGGGCAGCGGGGACACGCCGCCGAAAACTGCTGATGAGTATGCGCCAAAGGTAGAGGTCGAGGGCTTTAAGTGGGACGAATTCAAAGCCGACCCGCGTATGCAATCCTTCATGAAATCGGCGCATGCCAAAGGCATCACCAACGATCAGATGGGTTTCATCCTGGGCGAATATGCACAGCTGGCCCCCGAACTGGTTAACGGTGCTGCGGCGCTGGATTCGGAAGCCGCCGCCACGCAGCTGCGCGAGACGTGGAAAACTGACGCCGAGTTTAATAAAAACATCGGCCTGGCTTTCCGGGCTTTTAACTCTCTGGCGGATGACAGCGACAAAGGGCGTATGGATGAAATCGGCAATAACCCGATGGTGATCCGCATGCTGGCCAAAATCGGCGCGGAAATGCAGGAGGATGCGCCAGCGGGCGGCGATGTGAACCTTGAAGAGCAGCAATCAATCCGTGACCTGATGAAGTCTCCGGCCTACATGGATCCGAAACACGCCGACCATGAGAACGTTTCCGCCCGGGTTCGCGCGTACTACCAGAAGCGTTACGGTGATCAAACTGTAGCGTGACATGTCACGACAATCTAACCAGAGGAAAGACCAATGAGCGACAAAGATATCGAGCAGCAAATTCAGGCTAAAGGCTTAACCGCGCCGCGCGTTACGCCTGATCATATCGAGAGCGTTATCAAAGAGTGCCATTATCTCAACGTCGGCGAAGCGGTTCAGGCGGGCTGGCCTGATAAGTCGGCAATGGACGATTGCAGCCCAGCGCTGAACCTGCTGACGATTTGTGTTCTGGTGCTGCACAACGG